TCAATGCCTCAAGGCATGGTGCGATTCCTGCTCTCGACCGCCAGCGCGCTGCATGGGTAGATCCACGCTGAACCCCGACACGTTCCGCGCCACCGCGCGCACGGTTCTGTTGGTCCAGACATGACCCGCCGACTGCACGAAGCGGCTGGAGGTGGCGAGCGCGACAGTGCACGGATCCCCCGGCCGCGCGCCGGGCACCGTCACATCGAACAGGCGCTCGACCCCGGGGGCGAGGTTCGGCAGATCGATCTCCACCTCCGCGACGAAGCTCCGCTGCCCGGAGCTCGGCAGCGTCGGCGTGCCGTTGAGGATGGCGGGCGCGACCTCCGGCAGCCCGTGGAGGCGCCGCGCCTCAAGCGCGATCTGCCCATCGAAGACGATGATCCAGATCTGCACGAAGGCCACTCTTCGAACGCACTCACTGATGTGTCCTGGCTCCGAATTTGCCGCGCTGGCACTCTCCCATCACGAGGCCAGAAGGGATCCGCCTCGATGTCCGACGATGCGACCGCGCCACAGTTCAAGCGCGTTCCTGGCCGTAAGCCCGGCCCTGCACAGCGTGAGGAACTGCTCCGGATCTGGGGGCACGTCGACGACGACGGTCGAAAGCTCATGCTGTTCTTCGCGCGGACGCTCGCGCGCGATCAGGGCTTGGTGCCCTCGGATACGCCGTTGCTGATGATATGCTGCGTTTTCCGGAACTGCTCACGGCAGCCGCCGCTTCGACACCTGCACCGCCAGCGGCGCCGCGGCGAGGTCCACCGTCGATGCGCTGACGTTGCGTGCGGTCACGCGGACGCTGTTGTTCGACCACACATGGCAGTCCAGCACGAAGGCGATGCTGCTGGTGTCGAGCGAGGCGTCCGCGAAGTCGCCCCTGCGCGCGCCAGTCACCGTGACGTCGACGTTGGCCGTCGCGCCCGGCCCGAGGCTCGGCAGGTCCCAGCTGGTCTCCAGCGCCAGCGTCCGCGTCCCGGCAGGTAGCGAGGGGCAACCGTAGAGGATCGCCGGCGCGTCCTCCGGCAGGCCGAACAGCCGGAGCGCCTCGAGTTCGATCTGCCCGTCGAAGCCGATGATCCCGATCTGCGCGAAGGCCACGCCTGCACCGAGCCGCACCGTCTGGCGGCGGTTCAGCGAGCTGTCCTGCATCACCGCACCCGCCTGCCAGCTCTTCGACGCGGTGTCCCACTGCATGGTGGTGCCGGAGGCCAGCACGTCCTGCGGCTGGTTCTCGCGCACCGTGCCCGCGCCGTCGAAGCAGCGCACGCAGAGCCGCCCGCCATCGGCGCCGCCGACCAGCCAGTGTGCCAGGGCGAACTCCTTCGCGTGGGTGGTCTGCACCACGAAAGCCACGCCGCGGTTGGCGTTCAGCAGCAGCCCCCGGCCCGTCGCGGCGATGCCGTCGAGCCCGTTCCAGGACAGCGCCGCCATGCTGGTCTCGGTGGTGGTGGAGGTGGCGATGATGCACGCCCCCTCCACGCCGATCTCGGTGTTGCTGTGGCGGAAGGCGGCGGCGCGCAGATTCGGGATGTTCGCCAGCAGCCGGGTCAGCCGCGACGCCGGCGCGCGGTGGCGGTTGAAGACCGCGTTGCCGGCGCGGGTTGCGGTCGCGGTGTAGTCGATGCCGATGGCGTAGGTCTGCGCCCAGGCCACCTCGTACTCGCAGTCGGTCGCCGCCCCGGTGTGCCGTGCCGCCATCGGCGAGCAGGCCTCCATGCGCATCCCCCGCGCGATGATCGCGGTGCCGCCCGTCTCGTTCAGGAACGGGATGGCGAGGTTCGGGTCGAGCTGGCGCAGCTCAAAGTTCGGTCCATCGAAGATGTGCCGGTTGTGGTTGTTGTAGGCCCCGGCCTGGCGCGAGAAGCGCACCCCGAAGCGGTCGAGGGTCGGGTTGATCCCGGTCGCGCAGGCGAAGTGGCCGCCATAGTAGCGGATCGAGGTGTTCCAGGCCGTCGCCGTGGCGCAGTGCGCGTCGAGCCCGTAGCGGTTGTTCAGGATGCGCCCGAGGATGAGCGTGGTGTCCTCGAAGCCGCGGCCGTCGCCGAGGGTGCGCAGCCCGATCGTGAAGCCCGAGACCAGGCGCAGGTCGAGCAGCGAGGAGTCGAGGTTGCGCGCGAGGATGCCGATGTCGGCCTCGCTCGCCCAGTTGGACTGGATCTGCCTTGTGACCTGGAGGTTGAGGTAGAGCTTCTCGCCATTGCGGGTGGTGCCGCCGTCGCCGAGCGTCAGCACCGTCGCCGGCGCATTGGCGGCGCCGGTGTACTGGATCACGCCCTGCATGATCAGGCCGCGGGCGCCGCCGCCGAGGGTCACCCCAGCATCGACGTTCCAGGTGCCAGGCGGGATGACGGCGAACTTGCCGTCCGCCGAGGCGCGGTCGAAGCAGGCCTGGATGGCGGCGCGGTCGTTCGCCGCGCCGTCGCCCAAGCCGCCGAAGTCGCGCGGCAGCACCGCCTCGCGGTCGCGGAGGTACTTCGCCAGGTCGGTCTTGGAGATGTTCTGGCCGAGGACCATCAGGTCGTCGATGCGGGCGGCCATGTCCCCTCCTACAGGGCGGTCGCGGTGACGGGCCCGGCGAGGGCCGAGACGTTGCCCTCGGCGGAGACGGCACGAAGCCAGTACCAACGGGTCTGGCCGGCGGTGAGGCCGGTGCGGTCCCAGGGCAGCGCGGTGGGCTCGGTGGCGAGCTTCACGGCGGCGGACAGGCTGGCGCTGCTGGCCTCGAAGACCTGCAGCCGCACGGCGTCGGCCGGGAAGCCTCCCGAGAGGCGCACGCCGCCGGTGATGCCGAGCGCGGCGGGCGTGGTGACGGCGCCGGGGATCGCCGCCTCCCGCCAGCCCGACACCGCCCCGCTGCGGGCCACCGCGCGCGCCCGGAAGGCGGTCGGCTCGGCGGTGGGGATCGAGGCGGCGGTCGCGCCCAGGGCGCCGCCGTAGCCCTGCCAGACCGCGACGGAGGCGGGGCGGAACTCGAGCTCGTAGCCGGCCAGGTAGGCGCTGCCGACCGCGGACCAAGTGACGCTGAGGGCAGCGAAGGTGGCGCCGGTCAGCGTCTCCACCGCGATCGAGGCCGGCGCCGCGATGACGCCCGGGTTCGGCAGCACAACAGAAGGAGAATCGCCGGCGGCGCGCTCATCCACCGCCGGGTTCCAGTCCCACACCGCCGGGTCCTCCTCGGCGAGGGTGAGGTCGACGCCGCCGTCCGGCGACAGCCGCCAGCCCGTCACGCGGGCCGGGAAGGGCCCGACCCGGTCGAGGGCGACCGTCACCCCGTCCCAGGGCCGCAGCCGCAGCGCCGAGAGGTTGGCCGGGAAGGCGACCTCGCGCTGGCGGCGGATGCGCTCGAGCTCGGCCTTCATCAGCCGCTGCACGGTCGCGACCGAGGTGGTGAGCGGGTACTCGAGGTCACGATAGATCTGCTCGCCGCCGTCCTCGGCCACGTAGTTCGAGGCGAGCAGCGGCGGCGCGTCGGTCGGCTGCCAGTTCTTCGCCGGGTCGACGTAGAGGGCGCGCACCCCGTTGAAGAGATCCCGCCGCGGCCGGCTGCCCTGGATGGTCACGTCCCCACGCAGGTCGTCGGAGGTGAGCGTGGCGGCCGGCAGCGCCGGCCCGCCGGCATGGATGAAGAACCGCCCGCCCGAGACGACGAGAGCGCCGGCCATGGCGGCGACGAGCTTGCGGGTGATGGCGATCTTGCCCTCGCCGAGCGAGACGCGGCCGTTCACCGTGTAGCGCCGCTCGGTGACGCCGGCCCGGGTGCCGATCAGCTCGTCGCAGATGTTGGCCGCGGCGATCAGGGCGGGGATGTCGATGTCGTCCCAGGACGCCTTCCAGCCGAAGGGCGCGGTCAGGTACCAGGCGAGGCAGAGGGCCGGGTTGTCGGACCAGCCGGTCGCCCCGGTGCGCGGATCGAGGATGGTGTCGGCGCCCTCGACCAGGGCGGCGATGTTCGGCGGACCGGAGGGGAAGGCCTCGGCGGTGATCTTGAGCCGCACGGCGACATAGGCGCGGCCGCGGCCGCGGTGTTCCGCGGTCCACTTGCCGCCGGTCTCGGCGATCAGGTGGGCGTTCGCGGCCTGGGCGGGATCACCGAGGTGGCGGTCGATGCGCACCAGGCCGGCGAATTTCGCGTCGGTCGCCAGCGTGTCGCCGAGCCAGACCTCGCCGATGGCGCGGACGCGGTGGGCGGCGAGCACGACGACGGCGTAGAACCAACCATCGGCGCGGCCGGCATCGTCGGTGGCGGAGTGGATGAAGACGATCGGGCCGCCGACCTTGCAGCGGCCGAAGACGATCTGGTGCTCGGTGATCGGCTGGCGGAAGGACTGCGTGCGGCCGGCGCCGGGGGCGGTGGGATCGTCGCCGGGGCGGAGCGCGGCCGAGGACGTCGGCGCGGTCGGCCGCTTCGCCGGGAAGACCGAGGCGCCGATGGTCGACACGACGAAGGCGGCGCCGGCGCCGACGATCGCGCCGATGATGCCGCCGCCGACCGCAGCCGAGGCGACGCCGCCCGCGACGACGGCGATGAGGGGAACGGCGGCGGGCATCAAGACACCTCACGGCATCGCGGCGGCAGCGGCGCTTGGGTGGTTGGGTTGGCCGGGCCGCGCTGCCGCGAGGGCTCCGTCAGCCGATCCTCCAGGCGGTGGTGCAGAGGGTGATCGGCGCGCGGACCAGGCCGCGCGGGCCGACGAAGGCGACACGGCCAGCGTCCAGCACCACGCCGAGGCGGTCGGGATCGGGCGCGAGGACGATGTCGCCCATGCGGGCCAGCAGCGGCGGCACGCGCGGGAAGCCGGCGCTGTCGGCCGTGGCCATGAGGTCGGGCAGGATACGAAGGCGCGGCCGGGCGCCCGTCACCGCCTCGACCGCGGCCAGCGCGAAGCGCCCGCAGTTCCAGCGATGGGTATCGAAGGGGCGCGCCTCGACCGCCGACAGCAGCGCTGCCAGCCGCACCGCCCAGTCCGGCCGCCGCGTCACTGCGCGGGGAGCCGGATTTCCGCCTCCTGCAGGGCGGGGACGTACTCGAAGAAGCGGTCGCCCGGATACTCGGCCTGCTGGTCGGCGTCGGTGTAGCGGCGCAGCTCGGCGCGCTCGAGGTCGACGAGCCGGCTCTCGCAGGTGAGCGCGACCCGCGGCTCGGCGCCGTCGGTCACCTCCATCGTGTCCATCAGCCCCGCCCAGAGCGGGAACGGATCCGCGACGAAGGCGCCCTCGACGTCGAGCAGCGCGCCCCACAGCCGGGCCGGGCGCAACCGGAAGCTCCGCTCGGCCAGCGCGATATCCACCACCTCCTGCGGCACCGGGGAGAGCGCCAGGGTCAGCCGCACGGCGCGCAGCTCGACCGTCTCCTCGACCTCGCCGACCGCGCCGATCGAGCCGACGCCCTCGAAGACCTTCCCCGCCCAGTTCAGCTGGCCGAGTCCGGTCCAGGCGCGGAAGGGGCCGGAGGCAAAGTCGAGCTCGACCAGCACCACCGGGGCGGCGACCGGCGAAGTGGCGGAGGAAGCCGCATGCGGCGACAGCCGCGGCGTGCCGTGGGTGTCGGACACTACAGGGCCTCCTCGAGGCGGATGGTGATCGCGGTGAAGCGCCCCGGTCGGGTCGGGTTGGCGGCCTCGTCGTCGGAGACCAGGCGCATGGCGACGGTGGGCCTGGTCAGCACCAGCGGCTGGTTGATCAGCAGCGGCTCGCGCAGCGGCGGCGCGATCGGGATGGTGGCGGTGCCCGCGCCAGAGGCGGTGACCGTCTCGGTGGCGATGTAGAGCCGCCCGGCCAGGCCGATGAGGTCGCCCGCACCGACCGCGACACCATTCGGCCACCAGCCCCCGGTCTGGATGGCGAGCGCCCCGCGCGGCGCGCCGGCGGCGAGCGCCGGGCTGCCCGAGCCGACCACGAAGCCGGTGCCGTCCGTGAAGATGGTGGCGTCCGAGTAGGAGAATGACCCGCTCGGCACGTCGCCCTGGCTGCGCGGATCGCCGGTGCGGAACTCGCGCCGCCAGTCCCAGATGCGGACGGTGTTCACCGAGCCGGCGAGCGCGGCGAGCAGCCCTTCGAGCAGGCCCGCGCGCACGCGGTCGAGCGGGTCGAAGGTCGCTTGCGCCACCCAGCGCGCACCCTCGCGGCGGAGCACCTGCGTGGCGCGCGTGACCGGCGAGACGAAGCGCGTGGTGTTGTGCTGCAGGTAGAAGGTCAGCCGCGTCGGGCGCAGTGCCTCGGGCCAGTCGTACTCCACCATGGCGGCTACCCCCGCACCGTCTCGTAGGCGCTGCCGCCGCGGCGGATGGCATCCAGCGTCATGGCCGAGGCCTGGCGCGCGATTTGCCCGGCGAGCAGCCTCAGCCGCGCCTCGACGCCGGCATCGGCGCCGCGCGCGTCGATGTTGATGGTCTGCTGGATGATCGGCCCGCCCGGCGCCATGCCATTCGGCAGCACCGTCCCGCCGCGGTCCGGCACGAACCATTCGGGCCCGCGCTCGCCGACGATGTAGGGCTGGCCGGCCGCGACCGGCCCGCCCTCGGCGCGGAACAGCCCGCCGAGCCAGGAGCCGATGCCGTCGAACCAGCTGCCGGCGCCGAGGCTGGTGAGCCCGGCCGAGACGGCGTTGCCGAGCGGCTCGGTGATGGTCCGGCGGGCGATGATGCGGGCGATGTCCTGCAGCAGGCCCTGCAGCACCTTCGAGAGCTTCTCGCCCTTGACCACCGCGTCCTCGAAGGCGCTGCTGAAGCTGGGCCCGAGCTCGCGCACCGTCTCGGAGGTCCGCTCGGCACCCTCCGCGACCCGCCGCTCGGCCCGCTCCAGCTCCTCCAGCGCCCGCTCGGCCTCGCGCTGCACGGTGGCGTCGGGAACGGGGCGGCCAATGCGCTCCGACCGGACCACCAGGTCGGAGAGCCGCTCCAGCCGGCGCTGGTAGCGCTCGTAGGCGGTCTCGTTGTCCTGGATCAGGCGCTCGCGCTCGCGCAGGATCTCGTTGATCTCACGCTCGGCCTCGCGCGCCTCGCGGGCGCCCTCGTTGCCAGCGCGGCGCACCGCCGCGACGCGTGGCTCGAGCCGGCGCAGCGCCTCGTCGCGCTCCTGCAGCGCCAGCGTTTCGAGGCGGGTGCGCTCGGCGGCGGTGACGCCGCCGGCCGCCTCCGCCTCCCGGAGCCGGCGGACCCGTTCCTCGTACTCCCGGTTGATCCGGAAGCGGTCGTCGAGGTCGCGGGTGAGGTCCTGGACGTCCTGCGTGGCGCGGCGACGACGAGCCTCGGCCGCGGCAGCGGCGGCGCTCTCCTGCTCGCTGCGCTGGCGCTCACCGGCGGCCTGCTCGCCGCGGGTGATCTCGGCCTGCAGCTCCGTGTACTGCCGGCGCAACTCCTCCAGCCGGGCTGCGCGATCCACCCCGGCCTGCTGCTCGGCGGTGCCGACCAGGCCAGGCCGGATGCTGCCGCGGCGGACCGGGGCAGTAAGGCTGGCGCGGCCGTCCTGCTGGCTCTCCAGCCGGCCGATCTGCGCCGACAGCGCCTCGGCCTGGCGGCGCAGGCCAGCGAGGCGTTCCTCCTCGCTGCGCAGCCCGGCGCCCTGGCGGACGCTGTCCACCGCGCGGGCGGCCGCGGAGAGCGCGCGGGCCAGCGCGTTGGACAGGCCGATGGCACGGTCGAGCTGGCCGAGGAAATTCTCCGTGGCGGCCGTCAGCTGCCCGAAGGCGCGGCCGAGCGAGAGCGGGGCGCGGTCGAGCTCGGCGCCGAGACGTTCCGTGGCGCGCAGCAGCGCCGGGAACACCCGCTCGGCGGTGAGGCGGCCCTCGCTGCCGAGCTTGCGCAGTTCGCCGATCGAGACGCCGAGCTCGCGCGCCAGCCCCTCGGCCAGCAGTGGCATGGCCTCGAGGATGGAGCGCAGCTCGTCGCCCTGCAGCACGCCGGAGGCGAGCGCCTGGGCGAGCTGCAGCGTGGCCGACGAGATTTCCTGGGTGGAGGCGCCGGAGACGATGGCGACGCGCTGCAGCCCGCCGACGAGGCGCACCACCTGGTCGGAGGTAGCACCGATCTCGCGCGCGGCGATCGAGAAGCGCTGGAAGGCGTCGACGCTCTCCGACACTGCGACGCCGGTGGAGAGGGCGTTGCGGTAGAGCGCCTCGTAGACCTGCCCGGCGCGCTCGACCGAGCCGGTGGCGTTCTGCAGGCGCGACAGGCCCTGGGTCAGCGCATCGCCGGCCTGGACGAGGGCGCGCGCGGCGACCGCCACGCCGGCGATCTGGATGCCGCGCGTGGCGACGTCCAGCAGTTCGAGCGAGCGGGACGCACGCTCGGCGCCGCCCTTGATCTGGTCGAGGGAGCGCTGGCCGGTCTCCCCGACCTCGCGCAGCCCGGCCTTGACCCGGGCGGCGTCGTCCAGCGAGAGGCGGACCGAGACGCGGCGGGTGGCGTCGGCCATGTCAGGTCGTCTCCCCGTCGCGGCGGGCGGCGCTGCCCTCGGCCATGCCGATGCGGATGGCGAGCAGCAGTTCGGCGGCGGCCCAGCCGCCAGCGCCCAGTTCGCGCGCCGCGGCGAGCGCGCCAGCGGTGTCGAGCGTCAGGCCGGCCATGGTGACCTCGGCGCAGGCGGTGCCGGCGGCCCAGCAGCCGTGGCCCTCGACGCTCGTGGGGGCGTGCGCGGCGTAGGGGCAGGCGTCAGCGCAATCACGGCCGAGGGCAGCGCAGCCGCGGCAGTATTCGGGCCCGCGGCCGAAGTGCCAGGCGGCGCGAGCCCTCAGCCGTTTCCCTCGGCGGCCACCGCCGCGACGGGGGCGGTGGCGAGATCCCAGAACGCGGCGGCGATGTCGTCGAGGTCCATCAGGCGCTCGACCGCCTCGGGCGTGAGCGGCAGCGGCTTGCCAGCCGCATCGCCGATGCCGTCCCAGGCGGTGACGGCGTGGCGGGCCAGCGCCTTGACCAGGAAGGCGAAGGACAAACCGCGGGACATGTCGGGGTCGAGGTCCGGATCGGCGATGCGGATCGCGGCGAGGCGGCGCGCGGCGGCTGCCTGGGCGGCGGCCATGACGGCGGTTGTCACGGGCCGGATCTCGACGCGCACGCCGCGCGGCAGGTCGAGCCAGTACGGCTCGGTGGGAAGGTCCAGGGCGAGCATGCTAAGGTGGCCTCCGAGGGAAACATGGGTCCGCGCCCCAGCGTTCGCTGGGACAGCTTGGGCTGAGGAGATTGCGATGACGGTCGTTCGGCTGACCGAGGAGCAGGAGGCCATTGCCCAGTCGGCGATGGCGACCGGCCGCTACAACGGGCCGCAGGAGGTGATCGACGCGGCGCTCAAGCTGCTCAAGACGCGCGAGGAGCAGCGCGAAGCCTTCCTGCGCTCGCTCGACGATGCGCGCCGGGAGGGTGAGGAGAAGGGCTACGTCGAGATCGACGAGGTCGCGGCGGAGCTCGATGCCATCATCGCCGAGGCGGAGGCGAAGCTCGCCGCGCGCAGCGGCCACTGACCTTGGAGAGATCGGCGCCTCGCGCGCGGCTCACGCCGCGGGCGCAACGGGAGCTCACCGAGGCGGTCCGCTGGATCGCGCAGGAACAACCCGCCGCCGCGCGCGCCCTGCGGGACGCGGTGCTCGGCGCGGCAGAACGCATCGGCCGCCACCCGGAGAGCGGCGCGGTGCGCGAGGACCTCGCTCCGCTGCCGGTGCGCTTCGTCGCCCTGCCGCGGTTCCGCTACGTCATTGTGTATGAGGCGCGCCCGCAGGAGCGGCCCGTGATCCTGCGCATCGTGCATGGTGCCATGGATCTGCCGGAGGTCCTCGGCCGACGCGGCTGAGCAAAGACTCACGCATACTCCGTCCCCGCCTGCTGATTCTTCAGCACCGCCGTCATCATGCGGGTCGCTGTCGCGTTGAAGGCTGCCCGGAACTCGAAGCTCGCCTCGACGCCGCCCGGCCCCTCGATCGGGGTCTTGGCGAGCGCCAGATAGACCTCGTGCAGCGTGAAGGTGAGGCTGCGGTTGGCATCGATGGTGAACGCGAAGGCGAACTCCGCCGCGGTGCCGTTCTGCGCCTGCGTCAGCAGCGTGATATCCGCGAACCGCGCGGTGATCTGGCCGGTAGCGCGGGCGATGCCGGGATCCGCGCCCTCGATCTTGCGGTCGGCGCGAATGGTGCGCACCGCCTCGACGCTGTTCGAGTAGGCGAGCCGCGCGCCCGTGACCTGTGCCAGCGCCGAGCCGGCGCGGCTGATCGAGCCCTGCGCCTTGTTGAACGCGGTGTAGGCCGCCGAGACGGGCGTGCCGCCCGAGGAGGAACCGGAGCGCGTCGAGCCCTGGGCGATCAGCTTGATCGTCGCGGTCGCCGGCCCGGTCGGCGAAAAGTCGATCTCCAGCGCGTCGGCGCGGACGCCGGCACAGACGTCGTAGCTCGGCACGTCGGGATAGCCGATCTCGATTGCCTGTGAGGGCAGCGTGGCCGCGCCCGAGCCGAAGGTATGGGTGAAGTTCGGGTTGGTGCCGGTCGTGGTGGGCGCGCCGAGCAGCAGGCGCAGCCAGTGGCCGATGTTGATCAGGTCGACCGGCACGACGACGTCGCCCTCCACCGTGACCGTGTCGAAGAACGGTGCGGCGGGATCGCGATTGCCGCCGAGGCCGATGACGTCGGCGTCCAGCAGCGGCTGCTCCGCGCCGAGATTGCAGGAGAGGAAGGGCACGCGCCGCCAGTTGCCGCCCGGCGCGGTGCCATAGGTGACCTCGGGGATCATGAGCAGGCGCGAGTTCGCGCCGATGGCACGGGGCATGGGGCGTCTCCGGGATCGGGATCAGGCCAGCGGCGAGCCGGCGACGGTGAAGAACAGCGTGACGGGGACGGAGGCGGCGCGGGCCGCGGCGGCGCCCTCGGTCTCGGCATCGTCGAAGGAGGGCGCGCCGGGCTGCGCCCACTCGACCGCCCCGCCGAGGGTGCGATCGCCGGCGATCGCCCCGGCGATGTCGACCAGCAGCGCGTCGACCAGTGTGCTGGTGGCGGCGACGACCTCGACCTCGGCGCGGTGCTCGACCGCCCAGGCGAGCGGCGAGAGGATCGGGGTCTCCTCCACCGTCTCGCCGTCGCGCACCACCACCAGCCCGCCGGCAGGCAGGCGCTGCGGCACGGTGTCGTTGCGCAGCACCTTCGGGGCGGGATTCCGCGCGGCCAGGGCGGCGCCCAGGCGGGCCGACAGGGCGGCCAGGGCGGTCTCGCGGACACTCATCCGGTCCTCGCCGTTGCGGCTTCCCAGGCCGCCACGAAGCGCCGCGGCAGGCGCCGCAGGGCACGCAGGGAGGCGCCGCGCACGTCGAGGCGCTTGGCCAGCTTCACCTGCGGCAGCAGCAGGAACATCGGCACCATCCCCTGTTCGAGCAGGCCACGCGCCCAAGCCTCGCGGCCCCTGCGGTTGGCGGTGCCGACCTCCGCCACGCCGCCGGCGATCAGGCGCGTGCGCCGACGCCTGCCCGTTCCCGCGCCCTGGCGCAGCGGCAGGCACCACACGAAGCCGCGGCCCGAGCGGAAGGGCCGCAGGAAGCCCTGGCCGGAGGCGACCATCTGCGCCGGCGTGACACGCAGCCCCTTGTCGCCGCGCCCGCGCCAGCCGCGGGCGGCGTTGAAGCCGGTGGCGATCGCCAGGAAGCGCCCGCCGCCCTTCGGCCGGACCAGCGCGCCGCGCTCGAAGGCGTCGATGACGAGCGGGGTCTTGCTCCAGACGAGACCGGCGGCGCGCATCGACACGCCGGTGCGCGGGAAGACCTGTGAGCGCCAGGCATTGGCGATCCCCCGCGCCTTGCCGCCGAGCGAGCCGGTGACCTGCTGGCGGAGTTCCCCCTTGAGCGCGTCGGTCTCGGCGCGCACGGCGCGGGAAGCGGCGCGCTCGCCGGCGCGGACCTCCTCGGCGAGCGCCTTGCGGAGATCGCCGACGATGGCGGTGAGCCGCACGGCCTACCGCCGGCAGAGCACGCGCCAGGCGACCCCGGGGGCGTCTCGTTCGGCGCTGTCCACGCTCAGCACATCGGCACCGATGGTGAAGGTGTCGCCGGGCTCGATGGCCGGCAGCAGGGCGATGCCGACCGTGAGCACGTCGGTCGCGCGCAGCACCGCCGTATCGAAGGCATCCACCACCCGGTCGGGGCTGGAGCGCAGGATGCGCAGCGACACAGGTGCGCCGGTGCCCGCCGCCCGGTAGGTCGCCTCCACCCCGAGGTTCGGGTCGGCGGCGAGCACCGCCAGCGCATCGTCGAACACGCCCATGGCGGGTCAGCCGAGCCCGAGCCAGGAGGCGAGCTTCGCACCGACCGCCGCGCCGACGATGCCGCCGGCCGCCGCCGCACCCGTCGCCGGGATGGCAGGCGATGCGCCCGGCACGCCGCCGGCCGCCAGCGATAGCCGCGCCGTCAGCCCGGCCATCGCCTTGACCAGCTCCGTGACGGTGCGGGTGAGCTCGCGCATGTCCTTGTCGCCCTCCGCCAGGCGCCGCTCGATCTCGGTCAGGCGGGTGACGATGGTGCCGAGTTCGCGGTCGTGGTCCGTCATCGGGTGACCTCCCGCTGCCGCTGCAGCCGCTGGTGGATGGTCCAGGCCGCGACGCCAATCACCGCGGCGGCGACGCCCCAGGGGCCGAGCGCCCGCAGAACCGCCGCGAGGCCCTCGACATGCGGCGCCAGGGTGGTGACGGCATCGACCACCGCCGCGGCCGTGACGCCCGCGACAACCGAGCCCGCGGCGGCGCGGACCGTGCCGCTGTGGGCGAGGCCGGGCTGCACCAGCCCCGCCATCCTCAGCCCCTCGGCGATCGTCTCCGGCGCGTAGGGCATGCCGCCGAGCTCATGGCGGATGATCGCCTCGACCAGCCCGCGCATCGTTGCCGCGTCGTGCAGATCGATCGGGTCGTCGAGCCCGACCCCGAGCCGCGCGGCGACCGCCGCCTGGTAGGCGCGGGTGTCGTTCTCGCTGCTTGGCGCCCAGCGCGCGACGATGCCACGGACCGTGCGCAGGCCGTGCCGGTCCTGGTAGCTCTGCAGCAGCAGCGCGAGGGCGCGGATGCCGTGCTGGTGTGAGCGGAACCGACAGAACCGCCCGTCCGAGGGCGGCGTCTCGAGGCCGAGCCACTTGTTCGTGGCGACGTGCTCGATGTTGCCGGGGTTGCGGTTGCGGTAGCCCCGGCTGGCCTTCGGATCGCCGCTCATGCGCCGGAGGCCGGGACGCGGGCCAGCATCACGCGGACCGTGGCATCGGCCGCCAGTGCGGCGACCGTGCAGAGGCCGACCTGGAAGTTGCCGGTGGCCGTGGTGGTGATGCGGCGGTTGGTGTTGTCCCAGAACACCCGCGCGCCTTGGCTGATGGCGAGCGCGGGCTCCTTGGTCAGCTCGAACTCGCCGCGGGTCTCGCACTCGACGCTGGTGTTCTGGGCGGCGTCGGACGCCGCCACCCCGAAGAAGGCGCCGACCAGCATGCCCTGGCCGGAGAGGATGCCCCCCGCATAGGGCACCACCATCGGGATGGAGCGGGCGTCGGGGCGGATGCAGTTGCGCATTGGAGATGCTCCTTCGATGCTATGAAAAGGGGGGATTGCTCGCCGGTGCCCAGTCGGGCCGAGCGGGCGTAACCTTTGGCCGTTGAGAGCCGAACGACACCGAGGGACCCAAGTCGGGAGACAGCCGTGGAGAAGTCGACTTCAACAGCTGGTCGTGCGATCGGCGCTGGCGTTTTGGCTGTCGGAGGGCTGAGCGCGACGCTTGCAGCAGCCGCGTGCTGTGCGCTGCCTGTGGTCCTCGCAACGCTTGGCATTGCCGGTGGAACCTGGATGCTCGACATCGCCGTGGTCGCCGGCCCGTGGCAGCGCGAGCTGTTGTGGGGCGGCGCGGCGGCCCTGGTGCTCGCACTTCTGGTGACGGGGCCACGCGGCTCGCCGGGCTGCACCGAGGGTCTCTGCAGCCGAGCCGGGTTTCGGCTGCCGCTGATTGGCCTTGTCATGCTCGGCGGTGGGCTGGCCGGGCTCACGTTGGCCGCGGGATGACACGGATGGCGGCGATCCTGATCTCGACGATCACCTGCCCGCATTGCGGGCATGCGCAGCAGGAGACGATGCCGACCGACGCCTGCCAGTGGTTCTACGACTGCAGGGGGTGTGGCGCCGTGCTCCGCCCGAAGCCGGGCGATTGCTGCGTCTTCTGCTCCTATGGCGACGTGCCCTGTCCGCCGATCCAGATCGCCCGTGCGGAGGGCCGCAGCGAGTCGTGCTGCGGCTCCTCCTGACGCGGGCGCGGCGGGATCAGGTCCCCGGGTTGAACCACGCCCCGCGCCAGTCGATGGCGCCGACGCCGAAGTCGAAGATCACGCTGACCTCGACGCCGTCCGCGCCCTGCACGGGGCCGGTGGTGACCTGCGGCCCCTCGGCGCCGTTGAGGTAGCCGTAGACGTAGACCGGCGCCGCGGCCGGGTCGGAGAACAGGTACCAGCGGTTGCCCGGGATCAGCGGCTCGACCACCGGCTGCACGAAACCGGCAAAGACGTTGGCCTTGGCCGTCTCGCTCGCCTGCACGACCACGGTCGCCTGGCGGGCGGCGAGCTCGAGGTTCGGCCCCACCAGCAGCCGCATGGTCTGGCCCATCGAGATCGGCAGGCCGTCCAGCGTTCGCTGCCTCATGATGGCGGCGCGCCCCGCGCCGATGGTCGCGGTGTCGAGCGGCGTGCCGGTCCCGGCCTTGTTGGCCCGCGCGGCGCCGGTGGCGAACACGGGCGCGCTGCCGGTGGCGAGCGTCGGGCCGTCGCCGTTGGCTGAGTTGAGCAGGTTGTAGGCGGTGGCGTTCTCGAACTCGGCGACGCGGCGGCCGATGGCGGCGGCGAAGTCGGTGAAGGCGCCGAGATCGTCGTTGACCAGCATCGGCCGGGTGACGCGGAGGCGCCGGGCGAAGGTCTGCAGCAGCACGACCTCCTGGCTCTCGGACATGGTGCCGACCTGGATCTCCCCGTTCTCGGCGAGGGGGAGCAGGGTCGGGAAGTCGCCGATGCGGAGATGCCGGTGCGGCTTGAAGTCGCGGAAGTCGCGGCGGAGGAAGACCTGGCGGTAGGTCGGCTGCGCCGGCTGATAGGCGGCGAGCAGCATCTTGTTGGCCGCGGCCGCGAGCAGCAGCGGGAAGTCGGAGGTGGTGTGGAAGGCGCGCTCGGCGAGCAGCGTCGGGTTGCGGGGCACGCTCCGCACGCCGCGGGCGCGGAGCAGCTCGCCGATCATGTCGGAGGGACGCCAGCCCATGAACTCGGCGTGGCGCCCGGAGCCCTGCGGCTGGTAGCCGGGCATGGAGCGCGCGGCGAGCGCCTCGGCCATGGCGTCGAGGATCTGCGCAGGGTCGTCGTGGCTGGGGCCGGTCTCAGGGCGGGCCGGGAGCGTCGGGCGGCTCGTCTGCGTCTGGGTGAAGGCGTCCCACAGGCGGCTGCGCAGCACCTCGGGGCTGACGCGCTCGCGGATGGCGGCATGGCGCAGCGCGTCGAGGGTGTCCGCGGCGAGCAGGCCGCGGGCGGCGGCGAGCACCGGCTCGTAGCTGGCGATGCGCTCGGCAGCGGCGCGCTCGGCCTCGGCGCGGATGGCCTCGAGATCGATCGCCGGCACGGCCGGTGCGGGCGCGGTGCGGGTCGGCTCGGGCGGCGTGGTCTGCGCGGGGCTGGTGGTCACGGTGGTCTCCTGAGGAGTGGCGGACGGCGACGCGGCAGGCGGCGCCGACGGGGCAGCAGCCGGCTCGGCCGGCGTCGTCTCGGGCATGGGTGGTTCCTCGTCAGGCAGGGCGGGTTCGATCGCTGGCGCAGGGAGGCCCTGCTCCCCCTGCGCGCGGACCGCGGCGTCGCGGTCCACCGGAACCGGCACGACAGAGATCTCGAAGGGCTCCCAATCCACCGCGCGGTGGACGGTCTCGCCGGTCGCGGTGTCCGGCCGCGGCTCGTAGCGGTGCACGCGGTAGCCGACGCTCACCGCCCGCAGCGTGCCATCGGCGATGCGCTGCCAGACCGGCTCCACATCGGCGGCGGTGCTGAATTGCAGCGTGGCATAGCCGCGGCCGCGCTCGAGACGGGCGGCCACGACGCGGCCGAGCACGTCGCGGGCGTCGCCGCGCCGATGCGTATTCAGCACCGGCGCGCGCCCCGAGCGCAGCGCGTCCATGCGCACCGCGTTGGGCGACATCTCCAGCTCCTCGGTGATCAGGCCGAGGGCCGGGACGAAGTTCCGCGCGCGAGCGCCGGTGGACCACACCACCTCGACGGTGCGCGCGGCACGATCGACGGTGGCAGGCGCGGTGATGGCGCGCTGCGCCACGAGCGGAACGTCCGCCGCGGTGGGCGCAGCTGCCGGCTCCGGTGCGGCATCGCTGCCGCCCGGCTCAGTGGTGTCGATCATGTGGATATCCCTGGGGAAAAGGCCGGGATGATCTGTGGATAGGGCGCGCTCAGCCCTGGCCCGACGCAGGTTCAGTCGGCACGCGCGGTGGCGCGGCCGCGCCGGTGGCGGCGATCTCCACTGCGGCCATCTGCGCGGCGTCCTGGGCGGCGCCGCTCTGCGCCACCCGGCGCGGGTCGGTGTCGAGCGCGAGGCCGGCCTCGTCGAGGAGGGCGTTGGCCTCGCGGATCAGCTCGACCGCTTGGCGGAAGTCGTAGCCGAAGGCGCCCACCGCCTCGGGCTGCGGCACGAAGCCGGCGCGGACCTGGGCGATGAGGGCGGTGGTGTCCTTCAGCGGGTCGATCATCTCGTGCGCGGGCGGGACATGGCTGACGCCGTCCGGCACCTCGGTGCCCCACAGCCCGAGCAGCGCGCCCTGGGCGTGGAACCGCTCGGCGATGGGGCGCACGAGCATCGGGATCAGCATGCCGTACTGCACCTGCTCGCAGAGGCGGCGGAACTCGATCTTGCCGGCGCGGAGGGACGAGTAGTTGGCCTGGGTGAGGTCGCCGGAGACCTGGTCGTAGGTCAGCCCCGCGCCGACCGCGGCGGCCTCGAGCGCACGGCGGGCGAAGGCGGCATGCGATCCTCCGCCGCTCGGGTTCACCACCTCCACCGAGCCCATGCCGCGGCGATAGAGGATCATCCCCGGCTCGAAGCTCTCGACCGCCCGGCCCTGGGCGTCGCGGAGCAGGCCGGCGGCGGCGCCGGTCAGCGCCTCGTCGCCTTCCTCGGTGACCACCGCCGCGAGGCAGGCCTCGATCTTGGCCTTCATCAGCAGCGCGGCCTCGTAGTCGCCGAGGTCGCGCAGGCGGAGCAGCACCGGCGCGAGCCAGGAGACGTCGCGGAGTTGGCCGGGACGGCGCTTGCGGTAGATGTGCAGCACGTCGCCGGCGGGGATGCGTTGGCTGCTCTGCCAGGTCACCCCCGGCAGGATCCAGGCGGCGCCGGGATGGACGCGGTGGAGCCAGTAGCCGATCGGCTCACCCGCCTCGCCGAGGGCGATACCGTGGATGGTCGGCGCGCCCTCGACCTTGCCGTTCCGCGCGGTGTCGAGGTGATCACTCTCCAGCACCTGCAGGCGCAGGCCGACGGGATTGGCCGGCGACGGCGGCGCCAGCAGGAAGCGGACGAAGCACTCGCCGCTCTCCACGACGGCGCGCATCACCAGCGCCTGCAACCCATAGAGGTCGAGCCGCCCTTCCCCGTCGCAGGCCGTGCTCTCCGCCCAGCGCTGCCAGGCGCGGCCGTGCGCGTCGTCGGGCCAGCGCGTGGTGATGCCGGCACCCACCGCGTTGCCGGTCCACAGGTCGACAATGCGGCTGGCGTAGGGGTCGTTGCGCACCGCGTCGCGCGCGCGGCGGGCGACCGTCGCCGCGGCCAGGCCGACCTCGGCATTGGCGCTGCCGCCGGAGGGCGCCCAGGCCGAGGCGCGGTGGTCCTGCGCCGCGGCGTAGCCACGCAGCACCTGCCAGGCTGCGCGCAGGCGGTGCATCATCCGGTGATCTCCGCTGGAAACCGCCCGCTCGCTGGTCTAGGTAAGACCAGATCGCGTATCGGTATTACAGGAGGTCCTGATGGCCACGACCGTCACCACCAAGGGGCAGGTCACCATCCCCAAGGAGGTCCGTGACCTGCTCGGCATCAAGCCGGGCAGCGCGGTCGCCTTCGAGGTGGCCGAGGACGGGCGTGTGGTCCTCAGCAAGGTCGGCCGCCGCGGCCCGACCACCCGCCGCCCTCCGAGCCGCTTCGCCAAGCTGCGCGGCCGCGCCAGCGCCGGGATGACCACAGAGGAAATCATGGCGCTGACGCGCGGCGAGGAGTGAGGTGACCCTCGTCGACACCAATGTCCTGCTTGACCTGGTCACCGACAATGCGGACTGGGCGGAATGGTCGCAGCGCCAGCTTGAGGCCGCGGCGGTGCGCGGGCCGGTGCTGATCAATGACGTGGTGTATGCCGAACTCTCGGTGGGTTTCCTGCGCATGGAGGAGGTCAACGAGGTCCTCGCCATCGCTCAGGTAGAGACCGCCCCCATCTCGCGCGAGGCGCTGTTCCTCGCCGGCAAGGTGTTCCAGCGTTACCGCGCCGGCGGCGGCACCCGCACGGGCGTGCTCCCGGATTTCTTCATCGGGGCGCATGCCGCGGTGGCGCAGCTGCCGCTGCTAACCCGCGATGTCCGCCGGTATCGTACCTACTTCCCTACGGTGCGGCTGATCGCGCCGATGGATTGAGCGACTCTGTCCGCGCTCACGCATTGCCGCCGCGGCTGAAGCTCGCCAGCGTCACTGAAGGCCGGCGCGTTGCGCTGTTCTCGGCGCCATGGAGCGCGGCCAGTGCGCGGCCGAGCTCATCGAGGCTGCGGTATTCCACGGTGCGGCCGTCGAAGGTCACGCGCGTGGTGCCGCCGGTATAGGCCGCGGCCAGCACCGCAGCCCGGCTGCCGGCCGGCTGCGCCAGCGCCCAGGCGAGAACAGCGGGGTCCATCAGGCCGCCCGCAGCGTCGGCAGCGGCGTCGCTGCGTTCACCAGATACGACAGCCCGTTCGGCGGGTTCGGCATGATCGGCACGCCGGCCTGGTGGGTCAGCGCCGCAAAGAACCCGTTCTCGCTGCCGGTGGTGCCGCCACCGGCGCCGCCATCGGCCACGGCCGAGCCGAGCAGCAGCGTGTTGCCGCCGCTGAAGGCCTGCGTGCTGGTACCGCGCACCGAGGGCGCGCCGGAAAAGCATAGCAGCAGCCACCAGACCCCAGCCGGGATCCAGCGCGGCTGCGCGAAGGGACAGATCGCACTACCGGCCGCGGTCGTGTCGGCGTCCGCCAACGGCTCCTCGATCACCGCCCCCGGCCGGCCGGCGCCATTGTCCGCGGCGAGCGCCATACGCAGGAGTCCGGCCGCGCCCGTCGTCACACTGACAGCCATGGCCGAGAACAGCCCGGGACGCGCCAGCACGTAGGGGACGCAGTACAGCCGGTTCGCCGTCATCGCGACCGCGCCGCCGACGGCGCGCGCATGCTGCGAGGCGTAGAAGCGCCCCGAGACGTAAGGCAGCATCGCCGGCGCCGGCGGCAGGTAGTGCTGGAAGAGCGCGGTCATGCGAGGGGCCGGATGCCGAGGGTGAGAAGGCGCTCCGCCACCTGGTTCACCGGCGCAGCGGCGAGGCCGGAGCGCATCCGCAGCCAGCGCCAGCCGAGCAGCAGGGTGGGCGGCAGGGTGAGTGCCCGGCCGGCGGTGGCGGCCAGCACCACCTCGTTGCCGAGGTGATCGTAGAGATCCGCCCAGGCCGCGGGCTCACCCTCGTCGAGCGAGCCTTGCAGGGTGAGCGGGGCGTCGGTCCAGGCGGCGGGCAGCAGCAGCAGGCAGACGCCGTAGCCGACGCTGGCGACAGGGCCGCTCAGCGCCTGGCCGGCGGCGATACTGGTGCGCACGGGCACGATCGCGGTCATCAGGGTCTCCAGGATCAGCGCAACCAGCCGCTGCGCGGCGCAAGCCATCCGCGCGGGCGATGGGTGTCGGGCGCTGCCGGTGGCGACGCCGGAGCGACATTCCCGCCGGAGGGAAGTTCGGCCGCCGGCAGCGACAGCGCATCGACCATCCGGGCCCAGCGTCCGTCGCCCCAGCCATCCATGCCGAGCGCCGCCGCGGCTGCACGGGCATAGACCCGGCAGTCGAGCGCCTCGTTCCTCTCGCGGGTCTTGACCCACTCCAGCCGCCGGAAGCCGTTGCGGCCGGCGCGGGCCACGAGCTGCTCCGCGGTCAGCTGCCGGCAGAATTCCTCGCCCGCCGCATGCACCGGCAGGTGCACGTAGCCCGGCGGGAAGGGATCGCCGCTCTCCTCCGTCGGCCGGTCGAGCTTCAGCCAGCCGTAGGTCTCGGCCTTCAGGAAGGACGAGCCTACCGGCCAGACCTTAAGCCCGCCTAGCTTCCGGCCATTGCGCCGCACCTCCGTCGCTGCCGGCTGGCCGACTGCTGCCCGGAGCCCGTCCTGGCCCTTCACGGCGATGGCGCGGCCGGCTCCGGCGCGCCGCACGAAGGCGTAGACCTCCGCCGTGGTCATGCCGTCGCCACTGTCGATGGCCGCCATGGCGATCGGCAGACGGTGCCCGCTGGCGTGCCGCCAGGTCTCGCCGAGCAGCCGCCGCAACTCCTCCCACACCGCCGCCTCGAACGGGTTCCCCGCCAGCACGCGGTGCTCGACCAGCCAGGACTGGCGGTCCTGCCCCCAGGCCCAGAGGCTCGCCTCGAGGCGGTCGCGCTGCACGTCCACGCCGGCCGTCAGCAGCAGCCCGCCCATGGGCACGGTGCCCGCCGGCCAGTGCTCGCGGCGGTCATAGAGCCGCTGCCAGTCCGGCGCCTCGCCCGCCTCCTGCCAGGTCTCGCCCAGCACGGTGTTCCGAAAGGTCTTGATTGCCCGGTCGTCGCCCTGGGCGGCGAGCCAGAGACGGGCGATTTCCGACCAGGGCATCCAGCCCGGCGGCGAGTAGAGAGCCGAGATGTGGAAGCCGACCGCGTGCGGGTCCGTCGGTGTAGCCGTGGCCCGCCACTCGCCCGCGGCCAGCATCGCCGCCTTGTGCTGCTCCCCGATCGCCCCGTCGCAGTCCTCGCAGAGATAGCGTGCCGTCTCCGGCGCGCCCTCGTCCCAGACCAGCCGCTCGAAGCGCAGGTGCTGGCGGTGGCCGCAATGCGGACATGGCACGAAGTAGCGCCGCTGGTCGGTCGCCAGGTATTCGCGCTCGATCCGCGACAAGCCGGCGATGGTCGGCGTGCTGACCAGCAGCATCTTGCGCCGCCAGCCGAAGGTCCGCGCCCGCGCCTCGGCCAGCGCGATCGGGTCGCCCTCGCCCTCGACGTCGCCGGGGTAGGCGTCAATCTCGTCGAGGAACAGGAACCGCGCCGACATCGAGCGCAGGCCCACGGCACTGTTCGCGCCGGTCATCACCAGCTGGCCGCCCGGGAACTCCTTGCTGAGCTGGCGATTGCCGCTGTCGCGGGAGCGGGCCGGCGCGACCCGTTCCCGGATCGCCGGCGTTTCCTCCACCAGCGGGTCGATGCGCTGGTCGGAGAAGCGCTTGGCCAGTTCGGTGGTCGGCTGCACCGCGAGCATCGGCCCCGGTGCGTGGTGGATCACGTAGCCGATCCAGTTGTTGCCGCACTCGGTGCCGCCGACCTGCGCGCCCTTCATGAACACGACACGCCGAGCGGGATGCGCCGGCGACAGCGCGTCCATGATCTCGCGCAGGTAGGGCGTGCGCGCGGTGCGCCACGGCCCCGGTTCGGCAGAGCCGCGGCTGCCGAGCAGGCGATGCCGGTCGGCCCATTCCGACACGAGCAGCGCCGGCTCCGGCGCCATGCCGTCGCGCCAGGCCTGCAGTATTTCGGCGTCGCCCTCGAAGCGGCCGAGTTCGTCCAGCAGATGCTCCCCGACCATCAGCCGACGCTCACGCGGACGTCGTGCCGCTCAGCGAGGTGCTGGCGCAGCCGCGCGTCCATCATCGTCTGCAGCCGGTGCGCATCGACCCCGAGCTCGGCTGCCATCTCTGCGGCGACGCGGGCCGGCCAGGCGAGGATGGCGTCCCGCTCCTCCTTGGCGAGGCGGTGCACCAGCAGTAGGGCACGCGCCTTGTCCACCAGCTTGCCCTTGCGCTCGTCGAGCCGCAGCCGGCGCTCCTGCGCCTTGAGCACCTCGTTCGCCGTGCGCGCATCGTGGAAGGTATTCTGGGCGGCGCGCGGCAGCGGATCGGCCGCCGGCGCCATCGCGGCGACAGGCGGTGGCGTCGCTAGCCGCGATGCTGCCGGTGCGGTTGGCGCCAGCGTCGCCGTCTTGCGGACGGGGTCGCTGCTGTCAGCGAGCCGTGCCCGAACCTTCTCGACATCCCAAGCGCCATCGGCCTCGGGCGCGATGCGGCCGGCGCGCTGCGCCTTCTGCAGCGCCGTGTGGGAAATGCCGAGGCGGCGCGCCACCTCGCGCTGCGAGGCCACGCGGCCCGGCTGCGCAGCGGCGATCATGATGTGATCGAGATCCCTCGAAGATAGCAATCGCCATCGCGGCGACGGCGCTTGGCTCGCGCGCGGCACAGCGCGAATGGTCCGTCACGCGATGCAGATGACGGAGCCGACCATGACCAAGCGCGAAGCCAACCAGCAGCGGAGCCTCGAGGCCTTCCTCGCGAAGAAGGCGGAGTTCGACGCCCTGCTCGCCGAACTGCAGCAGGCCAGCGATGACCACTTCGGCGCGGATCCCGAGGCGGTGCTCTGGTGCGAGACCGCCTGGCTCACCGACGCCACCGCGAAGCTGAAGGAGGTCGCCGACCAACATTTCCGGCGCGGCGAATACCGCGCCTGACGCGCCGCGCTCCCGCACCGCCCCGACCGGGTTCCGCCCGGCGGGGCTCCCGGCAGTAGGGGGCCGAGGGTCGGCTCCCGGAACCGGAGACCACGACGATGACGCTTTCCGATACCCAGCGCGTGATCCTGAGCGCCGCGGCGCAGCACGAGATGGGCCTCGCCCGCGCGCCGAAGACCCTGCCGGCCGCCGCCCGCAACGCGGTGTTCCGCAGCCTGATCAAGAACAACCTGCTCACCGAGATCAACGCCCCGCGGGAGCATGTCGGGCTCGGCTGGCGACAGGATGAGGACGGGACCTGGATCGTGGCGCGCATCACCGACGCGGGGCTGCGCGCCATCGGCATCGACCCGAACGCGGGCGACGCGCGCGAGGAGGACGAGCAGAGCCCCGAGGCCATCGCCCGCCGCAACGCCGAGCGCCGCGCTGCCGCGGAGGCTGCCGCGCCGGTGGCCGACACGGCGCCCACGGGCGGGGAGGACGCCGCGGAGGGGGATTCCCCCGCAGAGGAACCCGAGGCGACCCAGGCCGCGCCCACGCCCGCCCCGCGGGCCAACCTGCGCGACGCCGCCGCGGCGGTGTTGGCCGCCTGGGACGACGAGGCGAACCGTGAGACGGACATCATCACCGCCCTCGACAGCCCGATGGCGGCCCTCCGTGCCGCGCTCGCCGGCAAGCCGCCCCGTGCCAACCGCGAGGCCGGCGCGCCGCGCAAGCCGCGCGAGGGGACGAAGCAGGAGACGGTCCTGGCGATGCTCCGCCGCGAGGAGGGCGCGACCATCGCGCAGATCTGCGAGGCGACCGGCTGGCAGCAGCACACGGTCCGCGGGTTCTTCGCGGGCCTGAAGAAGCGCCAGGGGATCGAGGTGCAGGTGCTGGAGCGGGTGCGCCAGGTCGGCCCGAACAAGGAAGGCGCGAAGGGCTCCTTCACGATCTACCACCTGCCGGCCTGATCGCGCCGAAGGAATCACGCCGCCGCCTGCGTGCTGCGGGCGGCGGCGATGTCGTCGAAGACCCGCTCCTCCCCCGCCAGCACGGCGGCACGGCCCGTGAAGGCCTGCCAGCGGCGCACCGCCACATCGACATAGCGCGGGTCGATCTCCATCGCGAAGCAGACGCGTCCGGTGGTCTCCGCCGCGATGATGGTGCTGCCGCTGCCAGAGAATGGCTCGTAGACCCCGTCCCCGGGCGCGCTGTTGTTGACGATCGGCCGGCGCATGCACTCGACCGGCTTCTGGGTGCCGTGCACGGTCGCCGCGTCCTCGTCGCCGCCCGTGCTGATCGGCCAGAGCGTCGCCTGGTCGCGCGCGCCCTGCCAGTGGCCGGTCGCGCCCTTGCGCACCGCATAGAGGCAGGGCTCGTGCTGCCAATGGTAGTCGCCGCGCCCCAGCACGAAGCGCGACTTCGCCCAGACGATCTGGCTGCGCACCACGAAGCCGGCCGCCTCGAGGCTCTCGATCACGGTGCGCGCGTGCACGCCCGCGTGCCAGACATAGGCGACGTCGCCGGGGAACAGCGCCCAGGCCTCGCGCCAGTCGGCGCGGTCGTCATTCGTCACCTTGCCGGTGCGCATCGTGGCCGAGACACCAGCCTCGTTCCGCCACTCCGGATCGTAGTTCACCCCGTAAGGCGGGTCCGTGATCATCAGGTGCGGCTTCGCGCCGTCGAGCAGCCGGGCCACATCGCTGGCGCTGGTGGCGTCGCCGCATAGCAGGCGATGCGGCCCGAGCAGCCAGAGATCTCCGGGCCGGGTGACGGGCGCCTCCGGCGGCTCCGGCGCCGGCGCGTCAGGAGCCCCGCCCGGCGCGGGTGCGTCCTGCGTGGCATCACCCAGCAGCCGATCCAGCGTCGCACCGTCGAAGCCGATCAGCCCGAGGTCGAACTCGTCGGTGCGCAGGGCGCGCAGCTCGGCAGCGAGCAGTCCCTCGTCCCAGGTGGAGTTCAGCGCCAGCTGGTTGTCCGCCAGCCGGAACGCCCGCGCCTGCGCCTCCGTCAGATGGCCGAGCCGGATGGCGGGGACTTCCTCGAGGCCGAGCGCCTTCGCCGCCAGCACGCGGCCATGGCCCGCGATGAGCACGCCGGCGTCATCCACCAGCACCGGCACGTTGAAGCCGAACTCCCCGATCGAGGCGGCGAGCTGCGCCACCTGCTCGGTGGGGTGCAGGCGGGCGTTGGCGGCATAGGGCGCCAGCGAGGCCACCGGCATCATCTCCACGCGGAGGTCAGGCAGCATCGGCTGTCGCCTCCCCGCGGGTCGCGGCCACGGCGTCGTAATCTGGGCCGATGCCGTGCCCGCCATCGTCCAGGATCACCGGCACGTCGGGATGCAGCATGCGCCAGCGCGCGATCGCCAGGTCGACATAGGCAGGAGCAAGCTCGATGGCGCGGACGCGCCGGCCCGTCCGCTGGCCCGCCAGGATCGTCGTGCCGGAGCCGCCGAACGGCTCGAACACGACGTCGCCCTCGTCCGTGTAGGTGCGCATCAGGAACTCTGGCAGCGCGACGGGGAACACCGCCGGGTGCTCGGTCTCGATCCCCCGCCCCTTATGCCGCGTGATGCGCAGCACGCTGTCGGGGATGCGCATCTCCTGCACCGGCAGGCCGATGTGGGTGTAGGCCTTCACCTCCCCGTCGGCGGCGCGCAAGCCGCTGCCCTTGTTCGGCGTGCCGGCCCATTTGCAGGGCACGATCTTGTTGGGGGGCCGCGCCTCGCGATTGAAGTGGAACACCAACTCGAAGGCCGGTGCGAGGCGGCCGTTCCAGTCCCCAGGCAGGCCGGGGCCCTGGTCCCAGGCGTAGAGCCCGAAGCGACGCCAGCCCTGCGCGCGCATCCAGTCGAGCCAGCCCTGCCAGTAGGGCTGCCACTCGCCCTCGCGGTGGATCAGCCCGAGATTCACCAGCACCTGCGCGTCGCGGCGCAGCGCGCCGTCGAGATGCTGGAACACGCCCTGCATCAGCGCGTCCCAATCCGAGACGCCGCCGGTGGTGTAGTCCCGCTGGTTCCCGTAGGGCGGGCTGGTGAAGAGCAACGACGCGCGATCGGTGGCCATCACGCGCGCGACGGTGCTGCGGTTCGTGCTGTCGCCGCAGGCCAGGCGATGCTCGCCCAGCAGCCAGATGTCGCCGACCCGCGCGACGGCCTGGCGTGGCGGCTCCGGTTCGGCATCCGCGGGATCCGCAACCGGCTCGGCGCCATCCGCGTCCGGCTGATTGCCAGGGGCCGGCTCGGCAACGCTGGCAACCGCCGGCGCTGGGAGGTTGCCAGCCTCGGTTTCCAGTCCGGCCAGGAGCCGCTCGATCTCGGCGCCGTCGAAGCCGGTCAGCGCCAGGTCGACGCCGCCCATCTCCTGCAGCTTCGTGACCTCGGCCGCGAGCAGCGCTTCGTCCCAGCCGGCGTTCAGCGCGATGCGATTGTCGGCGAGGCGATACGCTGCCTTCTGGGCCTCGGTCAGGCCGCCGCGGACGATCGTCGGCACAGTGTCGAGGCCGAGGGACTTCGCGGCCAGCAGCCGACCATGGCCGGCGATGATCTCGCCGCGCTCGTCGACCAGCACCGGCGCGACGAAGCCGAACTCCAGGATGCTGGCCGCGATCTGCGCCACCTGCTCGGGCGAATGCGTGCGCGCGTTGCCAGCATAGGGCAGCAGCGCGGCGACCGCGCGCGCCTCGACGGCGCTCGCAGACCATGGGGCCTGGGGCATCGGGACCTGCGTGATGGTGGAACGGAGGGCGCCGCGGCTGGCAACCTGGCGACGCTGGCAACCTGGAAAACGGGGCTGACGCTAGGAACCTTGCGCGCTTCCGCCCCCCGCATACAGCAGGCGCAGGAAGGACCCTGCGGCTCGCGAGCCACTGTCTCGATCGAGCGACGCTGTGACTGGTGAGCCGCGGCCCGGTCGCGCCTTCAGCGACTATCGAGACCTTACCGGATGCAGATTCCGCGACGCTATGGGGTGAATTGTAACAGCGGAGTCGCACTTCCGTTGTGGATGCCAGGCTACAGCTCGCCCTTACTGAGCACAGCCACCGGCGCCTTTAACTAAGCGCACCGCCCTTTCCCCGGTCAGCGACAGCACGCTGCGCCATCTCAGCAACTGACGGCGGCAGAGCGCCCTGCTTGGTCTTCGAGCCGAGGTAAGCCGGAAGCTTCTCGGGCAAGTAGACTTCGCGCACCCACTTTCGGAACTCGCCTAGCGCTGCGTCGGGGTAGCAGTAGGCAGGCTGAGGATTCGAAGCCGATTGTGGGAAATAATCGGGGTAGTTGTGGTTATACCGTCGCCGCGCCCCCAGCCGCTCCTCACAGCCGTTATCTCTCCAGTACGTTCCCCAATGCTGTCCAACACTGATATCCGGAATGAACTCCTTACCAATGCGCGCCCCGCTTCGAATGAGAGTCACGATGATGTCGGCAATCTCCTTGAACACGCTGAAGTATCCAGCCGGGACGCTGTCGAACATGAGTGAAACGCGGTCGTGGAATTGCTGCCAGACGGCGGGAATCTCGACTGTGGGACTATACCCAACTTGGGTGTAGATAAAATCCCTAAAGCTCCTTCGGGCAAGAAGGCGGTAGTTCTTGAGCGCATGATCGCGCGCTTCCGGCGCGGCACCTTCAAACGCATAATATTCAAGAACCGCCATGCACACCGTATCTGGATAGGCGTAGGTAGTTGTTCCGCCAATTTCGATCTTTATGTAGGGTTGGTCGAGAACGATGCCCTGCTGTCGCAGATTTTCCTTGATCTTCGCCTCGCGCGGTCGGAGTTCGGGCAGGTTCCAGCCCGACTGGATCCGGGTGATGGCCGAGTTGTCGATGCCGCACATCCGAGCCAACCCGCGCCCCGTCAGATAGGGAGTGCCGTCGGTCAAGACGCCCATGGCGACCCCGTCGACCTCGATCTCCTTCAGAACGCCGAGGCTCAGCTGCTGAGGGGTGCTGCTCGGAAGGGCCATGTCAGTCAGCTTTCCCATTTCAGACAAGCACTTGAGGCGCTGCTCTCGCAGCGCCTCCGGAGCGAGGCGGGCTGCCCGATTCGCTAATCGCAATTCTACAGCATTCAACCCCTGCCTGTATTCATTGCATGAGGGGTCTGATTTCGCCTGAACTCGTTCATGCCGCTCGTCGGCCTGGCGTCAGGCCATAGTGAGCAGCGAGTACGCCCAGCGCCGCGACCAGCATGCCCTGCGCCTGGGGAGCCCCGACCCGTCGGCCGCCCCACCCTTGGCGCTGAGCCCATTCCCGGACGGAGCATTCGAGGCCCACTACATGCCACACTGCCGAGCCAGCCGCGCTGTCGAAGCCGCCAAGCGCCTCCATCGCCTCGGCGACATGGCGGCGTGCCGCGGCCTGCCGCTCCGTCATGCTGTCGCCCGCCCCGCCGGGCAAGCGGTCCCACGCCATGGCCTGCAGATCGTCCAAGGCGGCGGCCCGGAACTTCGTCCGGAACACAACGGCCGCGTCATGCATCTCGGCTGTGATCGTGCCGTTGATCAGCATCAGGCCAACCGTGTCAACCGCCCGCCGGTGCTGCACTGGGCTGCCGGTCTCCGGATCGGTGTCGCGGATCGGCTCGGAGAATGCGCCGTGCTGCAGCCGCCATTTCGAGGGCTTCGACAGATCCTCGGCCCCCGTTGCGCTCCGCCTCTGCTTCCGCTTACCGGCCATGCTTGTCCCCTCCATGACGGCGCCCCCAGCGCCGGCTGGCTTCGTTGATGACGGCCTGGCGGAGCCAGGGATCGGCGATGTCCTCCACAGCCAGGGCGGCGACGCCGTGCCGGTGCCAGGCAGCGGCGCGCATGGCGTCGAGGTCCATCGCGGTTGACGGGCTGCGTGCCAGGTCCAGACACGACCGGGGCGGCTGCGGCGCACCGGGCAGACTCATGCCCGACCACCGTGCGGGTCGGTCGCCCACAGGAGGAGGGCGATGGCGTCCGCCTCGTTGTCGTCCGCCGGCGCGAAGCCGCGGGCGCGCACTGCCGCGATCATCGCCGCCTTGTCGGCATTCCCGCGGCCGGTTGCGAAGCGCTTGATGGTGCCGACCGGAGCGCCCTCGTAGGCAATGCCCCGCTCCTCGCACCAGGCGGACAGGTGGGCGAGGAAGCCGCCGTAGAGATGCGCGGCATCGGTGCCGGCGTGGGAGCGCACCTCCTCGAAGGCGATGCGCGTGAGGCCGCCGGCAAGCGCTGCCAGCTCGCCGAGCCAGCTGCGGAAGCGCAGGTAGCGCATGCCGCCACCCTCGAAGCGGCTCGGGCGGAAGGTGACGGTGCCGGAGGTGATGCCACCGTCTTGGCTGCGGAGCGCCCATCCAGTCGTGGTGCCGAGGTCGAGGGCGAGGACGGCGGGGCGGCCGAGGGCCACGGGCAGCGGAGCCGCGATGGGCGGGCCGCTTGCGCCGGCGGCAGGCATGGGGAGAGTCACGGGAGCCATGGGATCTCCGACAGGGGATGGCTGTGGTGAGGGCGGCGACGGCGCGGTTCTTGGCGGAGCTCGCCGTCGCTGCCCGGCTTCGAGGGGCTGATCGACGCTCTGGGCGGCCCGCGGGCGATCGGGCTGCGGTGCTCGGGACGATGCGCGGTCCTACCTCGTCCGACCTTGCGCGGAGAGGTAGGACAGGAATTTTGCAGCAGAATCAGTAGTTTGTCCCGATCTGTCCTACCTGTCCTACCTGCCGACCTCGTCCCTAAACCCGTATAGGAAAATGTATGTCTGACCGACCTACATGCTTCGCGTATGGCTCTAAGGGAAAAGGTAGGACAGGTAGGACAAGGCTGGACGATCGAGCGGAAAGCCGCGGAAAAGCTGGATCTCCGGCTGTCCAACCTCGATGGCCGAGGTAGGACAAGGTAGGACGAGGTAGGACAAGAGCGCCGCCGCATCATGGCACCGGCGTTCCCGGCGCGACGTGGCGCCACTCCCGCGGCGGGTTCTTCGCGCGGTATTTCACCCATTTCCTGGCGCGGAAGAACGCGCCGACGCGCATCTGGTCGGCGCGCGTCCACTTCGCGGCCTCGATACCGAGCGCCTGCTCCAGCACCTCGCCGATGGAGACGTCGGTCAGCGGCTTCGGCCGTGGCACAAAGCGCTCCTGCCAGTCCTCGAAGTGCCCGACGCCGACATTCACCGGCCTGCGCTCGGAGACGAGCCAGCGCTCGATCCGCGCGTCCCAGGCATCGCCCTGGTAGCGCGCCTCCTGCGCCGCGCTGGCCTCGGCCACCAGCGCCCGGTCCTCGATCCACCAGGGCGCCCCGGCGCGATAGCGCGTGACGGCCTCGGCCCAGAGCTGGTCACGATCGCGCCGCAGCCCGTCCAGGTCGATGTCGCCGCAGCGCAGCGGCCAGAAGCGCCGGTTGCCGGTCTCGTCGCGCAGGTAGGTGTCCGGGTTTACCGTGCCGGCGAAGACGCATTGCCGCGGGACGGTGACGACGTAACGCTCGTAGGGCGGCCGGTAGCGGTCCGTGGTGCGGCTCAGGAAGGCCTTGATGCGCGAGACGTCAGCGTGGCCGATGGCGTCGAGCTCGGCCATCTCGATGATCCAGATGCCGCGCATCTGCTGCGCCGCGTCCTTCGAGCCGAGCTCGGCGAGCTCGTCGGTGAACCAGGGCTCGGAGGCCAGTACCTTCAGGGCGGTCGACTTCCGGATGCCCTGCGGCCCTTCCAGGATCAGCATGTGGTCGGCCTTGCAGCCGGGCTGCATGATCCGCGCGACAGCGGAGACCATCCAGAGTGCGGCTATGCTCCGGTGGAGCGGCGTGTCCTCGGCACCGAGATAGGCGACGGCCCAGGTGTCGAGGCGCGCCGTGCCGTCCCAGGCCAGCGCCTCTAGGTAGTCGCGCACCGGGTGAACGCGGATGTTGCGCGATACGGCGACGACACTGCGGCCGACCACCACGGGCGGGATGTTGATCTCGTGCCGCTGCAGCCACTCGGCGCAGCGCACATCGTCGGCCTCACCCCAGGGCCGGGGGTGCACCGTGCCTGCCGGATCCCAGGGCAGCGCCCGGGCGACGATGATCTCCTGGCTGAATTCGTCGAACATGAGCGCGCCCGTGAATGCGGCGTCGAGCGACAGCGCCGTGATGACGTTGGCCTCGTTCCGCTCCGGCGCACCGCCGGCGTCGATCCGCAGCAGCGAGGCCCAGGGCGGCCGGGCAGGCGCGCGGCGGACATCGCCGGTGGCGTTCACCCGCCTGCGCAGCTCGACCAGCTGCTTCTCCAGGATCGAGACGGCGATGCCGCTGGCGGTCTTCACCGCGGCGAGGACCTGCCGCTCCGGGAGCGGGTCAAGCCGCGCCAGGGCCAGCCGGCCTAGCAGGTCGGCGAGCGGCTCGGAGTCAGGCGGCCGGGTCAGACCGGAGGCGGCGGTGAGCAGCTCTTCCGCCGTCGCGGGCGCTGCCGCGGTGGCGTGCGCTTTCGGCTCCGCGCCAGCCGCCTGCTCGTAGTCGGCGGCAGCTACCCCGCGCCGCAGGTCGTCGTTGAAGTCGTCGCCATGCAGCGGAGCGACGATGCGCGAGGGGATGTCCGCGACGTTCAGCCGGTCCGCCAGCGTCGCCGCGGCCTGCATGCCGGCGTGTCCGGCATCGGCGAAAATGGTGACGTGGGTGGTGCCATCCGGCCACTGCCAGCGCCGCAGCCCGTCGGCCGAGAGCGCCGCCATAGCGGGGACGTCGAACAGGGCCATGGCGGCGAGCGCGGTCTCGATCCCCTCCGCCACGCCGATCCGCCCGTCCTCGCGTGCGGGCGCTAGCCGCACCGCGCCGCCGGCGACAGGCCCGAGCATCTTCTTCCCGGGCGGCGCCTTTCCCGAGCCGTCATCCAGCAGATAAGTCCGGTGGATGCCGCCCGTGGGCTCGCCCGAGCCGTCGCGGACGATGGCGACCATCCCGGGCCAGCCGCGCCGGCTCTCGAAGTTGGCGAGGTCGGGGTGGAAGAGGAGGTCGGGGCTGTCGGGTGGCGTGAGGCAGCGGCCGCGGAGGTAGGCCTCGGCGGGCGAGCCCGCGAGCGGGACGCAGCCGGCCAGGATGCGCGCGACCTCGTGGCTGTGGTCCGGCCGCGGCTCCGCAGCGCGTGCGGGCGGCGCCGGGCTGTCCATGCGCGCCAGCCTCGCCGCCTCGTCGAACAGCCGCGGCTCCGGCGCACCGGTCGCGTGGTAGACCATATCGATCGGTCCCGCGCTCTCGCCGGTGGCATGGTCGAATCCCCACCCCGCGAAGCGCCCCTCCAGGTGGATCACGCAGGAGCCCTCGCCGCGGGGCGCGCGGCCCGAGAGATCCGCGCAGCGCAGCGTCCGGCCGTCAGCAGCGCGCCGCGCCTGCGGGAACAGCGGCGGCAGCCACTCCTTCGCGGTGTCCGCGAGCCGCCGCCGCACCTCCGCCAGATCGTGCCGGACCGGCGCCAGGCCGGCATCGTTCAGGTCGATCGGGGCCGCGGTCATCCCAGGATCACCAGCCCCTGCTCGGCCCGCGTGATCACGGTGTAGAGCCAGCGGCGCCGGTCGAGCTCGGTCCGCCCGAGCCCGTCATCCCAGACGACCACGTTCTCCCATTGCGAGCCCTGCGATTTGTGCCCGGTGATGGCCCAGCCGAAGGTCGCCTCGGTCAGCCCCTTCTTGAGCTTCCAGTCACGGTCGTGGCGCTGCTTGTCGAAGGCAACGTGGTCCTCGAAGTGGCCCTTGTAGATGCGGAGCCGCCCGCGGCTGCCGTCCGCCTGCGGAACGCCGATGCGGTTGCCGTCCTCGTCCGTCACCACCGCCGAGAGGTAGTGGCTGCCCTCGTCGACGATGTCGGAGAGGGTGAGGAACATGCCGTTGATGAGGCCAAGATCGTTCTGGTTCTTGAGGCAGATGATCTTCTCGCCTGGGCCGGTGGGCAGCCAACCGCCGGCACCGAAGCCCGCGGCGCGCCGCATCGCGTTGTTCAGCTGCAGCCGGGTCGCGTTCATGCCACAGATCACCTGGCCGCCGCGCAGCGCCTGCTCCGGCGTGACGTCGAGCTTCCGCATCTTCCAGACGTGATCGTCGTAGCGCCCGAAGCCGATCGGCTCGCCCTGCCGGGCCTTGGTGGCGAGGCGGATGATGGCGCTCTCCGCCGCCTGGCGGTGGATCTCCGTCAGCATGATGTCGGGCGTGTCCTTGGTGAACGCGCCTTCGCCCTGGATCGGCGGCAGCTGGCCGGGATCGCCGAGCACCAGGATCGGCTTGCCGAAGCTCAGGAGATCGCGCGCCATCTCCTCGCCGACCATGGAGACCTCGTCGAGCACGATCAGCTTCGCGTTCGCGGCGTCGCTCTTGGGGTTCAGCGCGAAGCGAGGGCGCTTCATGTCGGCGACACCCTGACGCATCACCTCGATCGTCGCCTCGGCCGTGGTGCGCTCGAAGCCGGTCAGGCCCCGCGCCCGCGCCACCGCCTCGTCGACTTTCTTCTCGGCAGCCTCGACCTCCTCCTCCGTCGCCTCGATGACGGAGTAGATGAGGCTGTGGATGGTGCGCGCGGGCGTGCCCTTGCGGCGCAGTACCAGCGCGGCCTTGCCGGTGAAGGTGGCGGTGACGACGCCGGGCGCGCAGGGCTCACCGTCCCCGCCGCTGCGGTGGTGCTCGAGGTCGAGCTCCTCCAGCGCGAAGCGCAGCACGGTGGACTTGCCAGTGCCGGCATAGCCGAAGAGGCGGAAGACCTGCTTGTGGACAGTCTCGTTCTCGAACCAGTGCTTGATCGCGGCGATCGCCCGATGTTGCGTGTCGGAGGGCGTGATGTCGCTCATGCCGCTTCTCCGACGTGCACGTGGTAGTCCTTGATCACGCCGCCGCGGGACGGATCGCCGACCTGGCATTCCCGGACGAACACGCGTCGGCCGTCGGCGAGCTGGCGCCAGTGACCCCGGCGGAGGTGCCAGCGCGGCGAGGCGTGCGAGCCTCCGAGCCGGGTTGCCGCCATCTTGATCTGGAATGGATCGATCTCAGCGATGCGATAGGTCCATCCGCTCGCCACATGCCTGCTGGACCCTCGGCGGCGGAGCGATGGCACCGCATAAGGCCGGAAGGCGCAGCGCATGGAGAGCAGGGCCAGCGCCCGCCCGACAACCCCAGCGAGGACTTCGGCGTAGAGGGTTGCCTCGGAGTCGCTTGTCAGGTCGGGATGGGCGAGGAAGTCGTCTTCGCCACCATGGCGAAAACGTGCGAACGCCATGGCGTCGGTCCAGGTGCCACGCTCCGCCAGGTATTGGAAAAGGCACGCATCCACCTGGCCGTCGTCCTCCTCAGCATAGGCGACCACTCGGTCGCCCGGCGCGGTGCTCTGCACCACCTCGAAGAAGACAGCGGTGTGAGGAAGACTGAACCGGCTGCTCAGCAGCGCCTGGGAGAGACGGCCGAGATCGTCGCTGTCGAAGCTCACGCTGTCGGGGAAGAGGTAGACGGGCGCAGCCAGCATTCGCGGGAGGGTCGGCGCGCACCACAGGCGGCTCACGTGCCGCACAATGTGCTGCTTCAGGCCATAGGCGAGCGGGATCTCCCGTCGTCCCTTCTGAACGGTCATACCGTGGTCTCCCAGCAGCGGGTGGCGTAGGGACAGAGGCGGCAGAGGTAGAAGTCCGCGGCCTGGGCGATGCGCGGCGGCAGCTCGCCCGCCTCAGCGGCACGCAGAATGTCGACGGCATGGTCGGAGAGCCGCTGTGCCTCAGCCGCGTCGAAGGGCACCGCCTCGTGGTGCAGCGCCAGCGTGTCGCGGTTCAGCGCCGTCAGCAGCGCTATCTCAAGATCGAGGTAGGCCATGTAGAGCTGCACCTGCGCGAAGTAGATCGGGTTCGAGAGGCGCAGCCCGCGCTTCACCAGGTCGGTCCAGGACTTCTGACCGAGCGCCTTGTGCTCCCACAGGGCGGGCCAGCCGATGCCGATGTCGGGACCAGCAGCGATGACCCCGTCGGCGTGGCCGCGCAGCTTTCCGCCCGCCGCGACGAAGCCAATCTGGCCGCCGTCCGGACCACGGTCCCGCAGGTCGAAGCCTGCAAGGCGGAGCCACCGGATGGACAGCGCCTCGAACTGGTGGCCGGCGTCGAAGATCCGGAGGATGCCGGCGTCGAAGTCGCGGTCCTTCGGCGCGTGGGTGATCTCGTAGACCAGCTTGCGGGCGCAGGGTTCACCGACGCGGCTGCCGCCGAGATAGTCACGCGGCACCTGCCGACGATGCCGCACGAGCAGGGCAGCGTCGATCGCGGCATTCACGCGCGCCGTGACGGCGACGGCGCCTTCGCGGTCATGCTCGGGGCGCCCGTAGACGGCGCCGGAGCCGTGGTTCAGGTCGAGCAGCACCGTCACCTCAGAAGGGGATGGGATCGTCGAGCGGATCGCGCTCGGCGGCCTGGCGCTGCATCGAGGCCTGGAAGCCGTCCACGCAGGCCTCGATGATGCGGTCGATCTCAGCCGCGCTGCGGTCGTGGAAGGGTGCGAGCAGCCCGAGCTCCTGCAGCACCTCGGCGAGGGGCCGGCGCGCGTCCCTGATCGCGCACGCCTCCATCGGCGTCTTGTCGATCACGCCGTTGGACCTCCGCGCCAGCGCGCCGCCCGCCTCGCAGCACGCCATGCTACAGAAGCGGTGGTGCGGGAACTCGCCAAAGCGCAGACCGTGCACATAGCCGAAGCCCTTCGCCTCGCGGCCGCACAGCCCGCAGACCAGCCGCCGGACCTGGTCCTCGGGCGTGCAGCGTGGCAGCGGCGCCGGCGCTGCGGCGGGCGCTGCCCGCGGCCGGGACTGGCTCCAGCGGCGTCGTGCCATCTCGCCATTAGCCGTTCAGCCAAGTCGGGCCACCGGCCAGCGGAGCCTGGGCGGGCGGGGCGGGGGGCTGCGCTGGCGGCGAGGCCATGGGCTGGGCGGGCAGCGTCGCCGAGGGGCGCTCCCAGACCCGGGCCGTGGGCCCGGGAGAGGCCGGCGCCATGCCGCCACCCCAGGTCGCCGGCGTGTTGGCGACCGCCGGTGCGCGCGCCGCGCGCTGGCTCGGCTGCGGTGGAAGCGCCTCGCCCGCCATGATGCGCGCGTATTCCGCCTCGCCCGGCAGCACCACCCGGTCGATCCGGTTGTTGTCGCCGTAGCGGGGGTCGTTGGCCGGCTCGACGCGGAGCTTCGCGGCGAAGGTGATGCCGTTGAGGTCAGCGAGGCCACGCAGGATCCGCTTAGCCTTTGCCGCCTCGCTCATATCGTGCGGGTCGAGACCGAGCGCGCTGTCGATCATCGCGCGGAACATCCCCTTCGAGATCTTCCAGCCGATGGACACACCCTGCTCGTCGACCTTGCCGCCGGCGACGGTGAAGCTCTGCCAGAATTTCCGCTTGCTGTGGGAGCCCGCCACGACGGTGAACTCGCAGTCGAGCATGCGAACGTCGCTGCCGGGCGTCTTCGCCGCCTTGAGCAACTCCCGGTCGAAGGGGCTGGCGCCATCGATGCCGCCCTTGCGGATCTCCATGCGCACCTTCACGAAGCTGCCGTCCGGGATGAGGTCGGTGCCGCGCGGCAGCTCGGCGTCGTTCATGTCGAAGGTCATGCGTCAGCTCCTGGGCGTGAGGTTGATCTTGCGGAGAAGGGCGGCGAGGTCGGGCGGCTCGGTCTCGTCCAGCCGGCCGGAGCGGTCCTTCGCCGGCAGGCCGAAGCTGTTGGCCGTGCGGCAGACGAGACGGCGTTCGGTGCCCCGCTCCGGGTCGTGCACCAGCGCGCCCTGCGCATCGCGCGAGAACAGCGCCATGGAGACCACCTGATCCACGATGCCGGGGAGCTCGCGGCCGGCCTTGCCGCCCTCCATCTGCGGCTGCCAGGAGACGCGCCCGAGGTCGTCGGTCACGCGCTCCAGGATGCCGACCATGATCACGCTCTTGCCTGGCGCGTGCTGCAGGTGCTTCAGCAGCCCGATCACCTCGCGCGCCATCAAGCCGTAGGCGCCGCGCGTGTCAGGCTTGCCCGTGCGGTCGGAGAAGGCCTCCGGCCGGATCTTCGCCCAAGCCATCGCCTGCCGGGTCAGGTCGGTGATGCTGTCGAGGAAGACGATACTCTTGCCGGCGAGCAGCCGGACCAGGTCGGGATGCGCCGTGGCGAGGTGCTGGTAGTGCCCCTCCGAGAAGAACCCGTTCGGATCTGCGGCCGGGTTCACGCCGCCGATCAGGCAAGCGAGATCGATCGCGTCGTCGAAGCAGCGGATCGGAATGCTGTCACCGCGCCAGTCCTGGACGGACTTCATGCCGGCCTCGAGATCCACGCAGAGCGTGGTCTCATGCAGCAGCGTCTTGACCAGCGTTGTCTTGCCGACACCGCTGGAGCCGAACAGGGCCATGGTGGTCTTGTTCGCGGCGGCGGAGAGACGCTCATCGGCCGTGATGATGCGGAGCGTCATCAGCGGATCGCTCCGAAGGCCGCCGCTTCGCCGGCATGCGGGCTGTCGCGCCGCTCCGTCTCCGAGAGGATCGTGAGCCGGTAGGTCGGCTTGCCGGTGCGCACCGTGCGCGCCGGCTCGAACGCGCTGCGGATGCGCTCCGGCCAGGCGGCATAGGCGCGCTCGGCCACCTTGAAGCTGACCTCGACATACTCGCCGGGATCCTCGCCGCCGGCGCGGATCTGCTCAGCGAGCGCGGCGAGCTGGCGCTGGTCCCATTCGACCTTCTTCGGGAGATCGGCCGTGACCTCGACGTTGCCGTCCTGGAAGCGGACGGTGCCGGTGTCCTTGCCGGCCGCCGCGCGGGCGCCGATGGCGCGCTGCTCGTAGCGCATGGCGATGGCGCCCTCGATCCAGTCCAGTGCCCGCTTGGCGATGTCGAGGCGAGAGCGCGCCTCCTCCTGCAGCAGGGCGAGGTGCTCGGCCGGCAGATCGATCACCTGGCCGATGGGCAGCAGGCGCATGTCGTCGAGGGTCGGGTGGTTGCGGCGGGCGGCGTTCATCACGCCGCCTCCCGCCCGAACAGCTCGGCCAGCGCGTAGCCCGCCGCGCTGCGGGCGCTGAGCGGCCGCGGCCGGACGATCAGCAGGTAAGCGCAACGCCCCTCGGCGACGCGGCGCTGCACGAGGTGGCCGAGACCGGCCTCCGCCATCGCCCAGACGCGCCGCGCGACGGCTTCGAGATCCTCGCGGCGCTCGGGCGGCAGCTCGGAGGCGACCTTGTCGCGATCGCGGGCGAGCAGGCCGAGGTGATAGACGATGGCATCGCCGGGCGCCGCGTCGGCGAAGCGGTCGCACAGACCGTTCTCGGTCAGCACGACGTCGAGCAGATCCTCGATGTCCAGCAGGATCTCGGTCGACAGCAATTCGGGGGATGTGAGGCGCATCGTGTGGGGCTCCCTTCGACGCGTGGTGCTGTCTTTGTTATTTACGGATCAGCGCAAAATCCTTCTCACGGCCGCGGAGGCGTCGACGTCGTCGCGGGCATGCATGGCGTCACAGCAGGACGGACACCGAGTGCGCGAAGCCAGCAGCGCAGGTCGTGCAGCTCGCGATAGAAGGTGGCGGGGGAGACAGGGCCGGCGTCGCGCGCTGCCGCGACGTCACGGTGCGCGATGATCTGTCGCAGCAGCGCGCGCGGCGCCCGCGGCAAATCCTCGTCGAGGCGACCGAACGCGACGGCAATGTCGGGGTCTGCGCACGGCGCCACGAGGGCGCCACGGATGTCGGCGGCAAACTCGCTATCGAGGGATAGGCACGTCGGTGGCGACGGCCGCCGCGCCCGATCGATGACGGCGCGACGCGCGAGCAATGCGACGAAGGTCGGCCAGGATGCGCGCGCGGCATCAAAGCGCGGGCTCGCCTCGAGGATGGCGACGAGGATGTCCTGCGCCAGATCCTCCCGATCCGCCCGGGACAGGCGGCGCTGCCGGGCGAAGCGCGCGGCGTGGCAGCGGGCCGCCGCCAAGGCCGCGTGAACCTGACTTTCATCCCATTTTTCAGGAAGATGCGCCTGCGACTTCTGTTTCTCTCTCATCCCGCAGCCCCTCCGGCTTGATCGATGGCGATGAGCCGAGATCAGCGTCGCCGGCGGGGGTGCGGCTAGTGCAGAGGGGTGCAAAGGGGTGCGGTGAACACCCTTGGCGATCACCGCACCCCCTAACGAATCAGCGCGTTAGGTATCCCCATCAATCACTTACGCACCAAGGGGTGCGGGGGTGCCGCGACCACCGCACCCCCTCCGGGCGAGAGCGCTGGACTCCCCCACGAAGGAGAACATAGAGTGAACTGACCGTTGCCCGATCATCTCCAAGCCAGGGACCGTGTTCCTATGCCGATCGCGATCGCCTATTCCGCAGCCGCGGCACTGAGCCCGCGCCAGGACGCGGCTGCGCCAGCCATTCGTGCCGTTGCCGCCCAGGTCCGGCGCCAGATCCCGCGCGAACCGGACAGCCTCGCACTCACCCTCCCGGCCCTGATCGACGCCTGTCGCACGGTCGAGGTGAACGGGCAGCGCCTGTCCGTGTCCTGGGAGCTGGGCCGCGCGCTGCGCGATGAGTTGGGCCAGTCCGTGCTCGGTCTCTGCGACATCGATGCGCACGAGCCGGGCTGGGCCTACATCGCGGTCAATGGACCGATGACCGCCGGGCGTCCGGACCTCGCCCTGAGCACGGCGGCGCATGAACTCGGTCACCTGCTGTTTGACGTGCCGGCGGCGCTGGCCAGGGGAGACCAGCGCTATCACGCGGTGGCGAGTTCACCGCGGGCGCTGGAACGCCAGGGTCGCGGCGCTGAAGCCCGTGCCAACGAGTTCATGGGCGCCCTGCTGGCGCCGCCAGTGCCGCTGCATACCCGGCTGCTGGCCTATGCGCGCAGTGAGGGGCTGCGGCTCTGCCGCGGGCCGCACCAGGGCCGACCGGCCAGCCCGATCGTCGCGGCCGGCAATTCGCCCGACGTCCTGGCCGGCGTGCTGGCGGCGCTGGGCGGCGATTTCGGTGTGTCCGAGCGGTTCATCGCCGTGCGCCTGTCGCGCTACGGCCTGGTGGAAGGAGGCGTGTGATGTCGTTTGGCGATGTGGTGCGCGCCCGGCGCACGGAGCTCGCGATCGGGCTCAACGACCTGGCCGAGCGGATGGGGATCTCCCCCGGCTACTGGTCGCGGATCGAACGCAATCTGGACAAGCCGCCGAGCGACGAGGTGGTCCAGCGCGCCGCGGCGATCCTTGGCATTCCTCTCGACGCGCTGTTTGTCGAGGCGGAGCGCCTGCCTCCCGACATGCGCAAGGACATGGGGCGCGTTGTGCTGGCCTATCGGCGCCTGCGCAGCACGCGTGCTGGCTGAGGGAGGAGGCGATGGCAAACCCGCCGAAGAAGAAGGTCTTCTATCAGATCGATGAAGTGTGCGAGCGGCTCGGGCTGTCGCTGCTCGACATGTCAGTCCTGGTCTCCGAGCGGAAGATCCAGCTCTGCACTGCCGTGGCTGGCCTGCTGGTGGAGGACGGTCACTACGAGGTCGCGCTCGATGGCGATCATGCGCCCGTCCCCGATGACCGTTCACGTGTGCAGGGACTCGTCGACCTGAAGCCGGACGATGCGTGGTACGTTCTGCGGCATGGATCGCAGACGATCTTCTGGCTGGCTGCCGAGCCGGGTTGCTATCGGCGCCTGGTCAGCACGAGCGAAGAGGATCGCGGCTACACCGTCATTCGTGACGAGGTCGGCGTACGCCACGAGGAGTTTGCGCGCTACGCGGCCATCGAGGAAGCACTGGATGACGTCGCGCTGGGCACGAAGGGTGGAGGGCGCGGTTCGCAGCCCGTTTATGATTGGGATGCGGCTCGCCTCGAAGCCTGTCGGCTGATCTACTTCGAGGGCGTGCCGGACTCCTTCGGCGCACTGATCCGGCATGTGCAGGGCTGGTTCGCCGAGAAGGGCGGTAGGGTGCCCGACGAGAGCACGATGAAGCGTCGGCTGCGCGATGTCTGGGCCATCTTCGGGTCGGAGGCAAAGCGGAAGGCGGCGTGATCGTGGTGCTGCGCGTGGTGCCGTGAGAACGGCACCACCCCAAATCCGTACATAACAGGCAGGACCATGCGTGTTGGATCGCGATGCCCCTGCCGACCCCGATCAACCACCACCTCCCACCGCACCTCCGCGAGGTCTGCGACCTTCTCGCCCGCGGCCTGGTGCGGCTGCGCAGCCGCGCTGCCGAGGATGATGCGCGGGATGCCGAGATAGCTCGGGGGGCGGGAGACGGTCGCCTACACTCCACCGCCCGGCAGCGCCGTCATGCGAACCCCAAGAGAGAGGGAGTCGCATGACCCGAGCATCCACAACCCAGCGTCGGCGGCAGGAGGCAGCGCCGGCGGCACCCACCGTCCCGAAGATCCCGCCCGCGCAGGTCCTGCCGCGCCTGGCCGCGCTGCGGGCCGCGACCGCGCCCGAACTGAAGGAGCAGTGGCGAGCCTTGTTTGGCAAGGAGCCACCACCGTTCAACCGGCCCTACCTGGTCAGTCGGCTGGCCTACCGCATCCAGGAACTGGCCTATGGCGGGCTGAAGCCGGAGACGCGGGCACGGCTCGAGGCGCTGGGTGAGCAGCTCGATGGCGGCAACGTGGTGCTGCGCCGGATCCGTGCCGACAGCCGGCCGCTGGCGGGGACGCGGCTCATCCGCGAGTACGACGGCGTGCAGCACGTGGTCACGGTGCGCGCCGACGACTTCGAGTACGAGGGCCGTCCGTACCGGTCGCTCTCCGCCATCGCGCGGCACATCACTGGCACGCGCTGGAACGGCTGGGTGTTCTTCGGGCTGCGCCAGCCGGGAGGCTCCGCATGAGGGCGCGTGCCGCCGCCGGCATGGCAATGCCGGCCACCACGAAGAAGCTGCGCTGCGCAGTCTACACGCGGAAGTCCACCGACGAGGGCTTGGACAAGGAGTTCAACACGCTCGACGCGCAGCGCGAAGCCTGCGAGGCCTACGTGGCCAGCCAGCGCGCCGAGGGCTGGGTGCTGGTCCGCGATCGGTATGACGATGGCGGCTACTCCGGCGGCACACTGGAGCGTCCTGCGTTGAAGCGACTGCTGGCCGACATCGAAGCCGGGCTGGTCGACGTGATCGTCGTTTACAAGATCGACCGATTGTCCCGCTCGCTGATGGACTTCGCCAAGCTGGTGGAGACGTTCGAGGCGCACCGTGTGACCTTTGTCTCGGTCACGCAGTCCTTCAACACGACGACCAGCATGGGGCGGCTGACGCTGAACATCCTGCTGAGCTTTGCGCAGTTCGAGCGCGAGGTGATCGGTGAGCGCATCCGGGACAAGGTCGCCGCATCGAAGGCGCGCGGCATGTGGATGGGGGGCAAGGTGCCGCTCGGGTACGACGTCGCCAGCCGTAAGCTCGTCGTGAACGAAGGTGAGGCGATGCGGGTGCGGCGCGTGTTCAAGCTCTTTGTGGAGACCGGCTCCGGCGTCGAGACGGTGCACCGCCTACAGGCTGAAGGTGTCACGGCGAAGTCGGGCCGGCCGCTCGACAAGGGCGACGTCTACAAGATCCTGAACCTGCGGACGTACATCGGGGAGGTCACGCACAAGGGGAACGTCTATCGCGGTGAACACGAGGCGATCGTGCCCCGGGACCTGTGGGACCGGGCTCATGCCATCCTGCAGCTCAGCCCGCGCACCAGGGCAGCGCGGAACCGGCAGCACGCGCCGGCGCTGCTGAAGGGGCTGATCTACGGCGTGGACGGCCGGGCGCTGTCGCCGACGCACTGCGTGAAGCGCGGGAAGCACTACCGCTACTACGTGGCTCAGCGCGTCCTGAAGGGCGACGCGGATGGCGACGACGGTATCGTGCGCCGGGTGTCCGCTGCGCAGATCGAGGCCGCGGTGATCAGCCAGGTCCGCGCCCTGCTGCGCCAGCCGGAGATCGTGGTCGGCACCTGGCTCGCGGCGCGGCGCGAGGCGCCGGACCTGACCGAATGCGAGGTTCGGGGCGCACTGCATCGGCTCGACCCTCTGTGGGAGGAGTTGTTCCCCGCCGAGCAGGCGCGGATCGCGCGGGCGCTGGTGGAGCGGGTGGTCGTCGGACCCGCCGGCGCCGACATCCGCCTGCGCGTCGAGGGGCTGGCCGGTTTGGTCCGCGACCTCACGGCGATCGCACCCGAAGCGCTGAGGGCTGCCGCATGACTGCCGCGACGAGCATCACGGTTCGAGTGCCACTGAAGATCCGCAGGCGGCCAGGGCGGAAGACGGTAGTCACACCAACGGCAGGGGAGGCTGGCGGCGGAACCATCCCAACGCGAGCGGACCCGGCGCTGGTGAAGGCGCTGGCGCGGGCGTTTCGGTACCAGAAGCTGCTGGATGAGGGGCGATACGCCTCGATCACTGAGATGGCCGCCGCGGAGCGGATCGAACGGGGATACCTGGGCAGCCTACTGCGGCTGACACTGCTGGCGCCGGACCTGGTGGAGCAGCTGATGGACGGAAAGGCGAGTTGTGCCGCGACGCTGCCCGAACTGCTCCAGCCGTTTTCGGCAATCTGGAAGCACCAGAAAATATCTCAAAGAACTCAGTGA